GGTATCGCCTTCTGGTTGTCCCGTCAAGCAAGAAAACAAAATGTCATCGATCAGAAATAATTATCAGAGAGGGGCTTGACGCCCCTCTTTTTTTGCTATATACTATGTAACAGTTCTTTACATAAGTACAATGACCGTAACAACAAACGAATACGGACAAAACAATCTCTTTGCTAGAGAACCCCAGATGGTAGTCGAAGACTACAATCGCAAGGGTCTGTTCTCTCCTATGCAATATAAGGAGATGTACAATGGACGTTGGGCAATGGGAGGAATCGTTTCGGGCTTGATTTCTTACGCGATTACTGGTAAACTATTCTTTGGTATCTTCTGATATACATGAACCAGTTTTATATGTTCACCAAGGATTCGTGTGGTCCTTGTGGGTTGGTAAAGCGATACTTGAATGCTATCAAAGATGATCGCCTTGATCTAATTGAAGAGGTTCAGTTAGAAGACTTTAGTGATGAACCAATTCCACAAGAGAATCTCGACATTGCTAAATTATATGGTGTAACTGCTACGCCTGTTCTCGTTATTGCATCACCTAATGGTACGTTGCTTGAAAAGAAAACAGGAGGTATGGAGATCACACAAAACATTAGATCCTTGTTGAATCAATATGCCTAATCCGAATGCACTCTGGGAAGACATTCAGAAGCTCGACGATTTATACGAAGAACTTCTGTGGCATCCAGACGACGAACTACAATTCTCTCATGATGGAGAGAAGATTATTATCACAAACAAAACTTTGGAGAACAAAAAATGAAATTTGGATTCACACCTGAAGCAGAAATTCTGAACGCTCGTGCAGCAATGGTTGGTTTCGTTGCAGCAGTAGGTTCTTACCTGACCACTGGACAGATCATCCCAGGAGTATGGTGATGTTAGTCCTCGCACTGTCGATGTTTGCAGGGTTCATCTTTGCTGCTGTCCTGACGGGTGGTAGCATCGACGATGACGATGACCACGGTGGGGGCATGATGATCCCCGCCACCAACCCTATCTAATGAGTATTAATACTCTACTTTAAAGGCTTGACGGAAAACCGACCCTACGCTATAATAAATAGGTAAACAAATGTAAAGGACCTTTAAGGAGTCGTTACATTGTTTGCATAACTAACGTTCAAAACGCACTATTATGACTGCAACTCTTTCACGTAAAGGTTCGGTCAGCACTTGGGAATCCTTCTGCGAATGGGTCACCTCTACCAACAACCGTCTGTATGTCGGTTGGTTTGGTGTCCTGATGATCCCCACCCTGCTGGCTGCAACCATCTGCTTCATCGTCGCCTTTATCGCTGCTCCTCCTGTGGACATCGATGGCATCCGCGAACCAGTCGCTGGTTCTCTTCTCTATGGTAACAACATCATCTCTGGTGCTGTCGTTCCCTCGTCCAATGCTATTGGTCTTCACTTCTATCCCATCTGGGAAGCAGCATCTCTCGACGAGTGGCTGTACAACGGTGGTCCCTTCCAATTGGTTGTCTTCCACTTCCTGATTGGCATCTACGCCTACATGGGTCGTGAGTGGGAACTTTCTTACCGCCTGGGTATGCGCCCCTGGATCTGCGTAGCATATTCTGCTCCAGTCGCTGCAGCATCTGCTGTATTCCTCGTCTATCCTTTCGGTCAAGGATCTTTCTCCGATGCTATGCCTCTTGGTATCTCTGGTACTTTTAACTATATGCTTGTGTTCCAAGCAGAGCACAACATCCTTATGCATCCGTTCCACATGCTCGGTGTTGCTGGGGTATTCGGTGGATCTCTTTTCTCTGCTATGCATGGAAGTCTGGTTACTTCTTCGCTGGTCCGTGAAACTACTGAAACCGAATCGCAAAACTATGGTTACAAGTTCGGTCAAGAAGAAGAAACCTACAACATCGTTGCTGCACACGGTTACTTCGGTCGTCTGATCTTCCAGTATGCTTCTTTCAACAATTCTCGCTCGCTGCATTTCTTCCTCGCAGCATGGCCAGTTGTGGGCATCTGGTTTACCGCCCTCGGCGTCAGCACCATGGCATTCAACCTCAACGGATTTAACTTCAATCAATCCATTGTTGAAAGTCAAGGTCGTGTTGTGAACACCTGGGCAGACGTTCTGAACCGTGCAGGTCTGGGTATGGAAGTCATGCATGAGCGTAACGCTCACAACTTCCCTCTCGATCTTGCTGCTGCAGAGTCTACTCCTGTTGCACTCACCGCACCTACTGTTGGTTGATCGGTTAGTATACACACACATTGGGGGTCATCCGACCCCCTTTTTTAGTCTTCATAGGTTAAATAAATGGTAACATCAACATTACAACAACCAAGGAGGGAATGGTTTGACATCCTTGATGACTGGCTTAAACGGGATCGCTTTGTCTTTGTGGGTTGGTCTGGATTACTTCTTTTTCCCACTGCTTATCTTGCAATTGGTGGCTGGCTTACTGGCACTACGTTTGTCACAAGCTGGTACACCCACGGACTTGCAAGTAGTTACCTGGAGGGTGCTAACTTCCTTACAGCGGCTGTGTCAACGCCTGCTGATGTTATGGGTCATTCTCTTCTTCTACTTTGGGGTCCTGAATCTCAAGGCGATTTCCAACGCTGGCTCCAGCTTGGGGGACTCTGGAATTTTGTGGCGCTCCACGGAGCCTTTGCTCTCATTGGTTTCATGCTTCGACAGTTTGAACTTGCTAGGTTAATTGGCATCCGTCCGTACAATGCGATTGCTTTCTCTGGTCCTATTGCTGTCTTCGTTAGTGTCTTTCTCATCTACCCTCTGGGTCAATCGAGTTGGTTTTTCGCTCCATCTTTTGGGGTCGCAGCAATCTTCCGATTCCTCCTCTTCCTTCAGGGATTCCACAACTGGACATTGAACCCCTTCCATATGATGGGTGTTGCTGGTATACTAGGGGGAGCATTACTGTCTGCAATCCATGGTGTCACTGTTGAGAACACACTCTACCAAGATGGCGAACAAGCAAATACTTTCAAGGCATTCGATTCGACTCAAGAAGAAGAAACTTATTCAATGGTTACAGCGAACCGCTTCTGGAGTCAGATCTTCGGCATTGCCTTTTCTAATAAGAGGTGGTTGCACTTTTTTATGCTTTTTGTTCCTGTTATGGGTCTTTGGACAAGTAGCATCGGCATTATTGGTCTTGCTCTTAATCTTCGGGCTTATGATTTCGTAAGTCAAGAGATCAGAGCATCGGAAGATCCCGAGTTCGAGACGTTCTACACCAAGAACATTCTGCTGAACGAAGGTCTACGTGCCTGGATGGCACCAGTGGATCAACCGCATGAGCAGTTTGTATTTCCCGAAGAGGTGTTGCCAAGAGGCAATGCTCTGTGATATACTAGGGGTCTTCGGACCCCTTTTTTAATGTCTTACGATCTGATCAAACCAAACGATCCTAGATACTTCACGCAGACCTGTGACAAACCATACGATAGGCATCGCTATAGGATTGTGTTCACCAATGGTCAGACAGAAATCTATGATGACTGGCAGGTAGCACACGCACGATGGTTCCAGTCTCCTGGTCAGTTCCTATCACATATGGAAGTGGTTGATGTTAAACCGAAGAAGAAAAGCAAGGGAGGTTTTGCATGATTGATTACAATACCATGGAGTTGTTCCCACTCTACATTCTTTCTGCATATGATGATGAGTTTGACAACACTGACTTCATGGAATACTTTCGGAAGTATAGAGACAAGTATCCATCCGAAACTGTGAGTAACATGGGTGGGTATCAGTCTGTGTCTGACATTCACCAGGACATTGACTTCATTCCTCTTGCCACTAGACTCTGGGAGATGATTAAACCATGTGCTGATGAGATTGCTGAACAGTTTTATCACAACGGGTTTCCTAATACATCATTGGAACTTGACAACATGTGGTTCAATATAAATGGACCAGGAAACTGGAACGTGACTCATACACATCCTCATTGTTTTTATTCTGGTGTGGTATGGATTGAAGCTCCTGAAGATTCTGGTGACCTGGTATTCCGATCCCCACATGAGCATCAGACCTATGGGTATGGAAGTAATGTACACTTCATTCAACCAGAGAAGGGTAGACTAGTTATGTTCCCCTCTCATCTTCTGCACATGGTGAAACCAAATGAAAGTGAAGAAGAACGCTACTCAATTTCATTCAATCTCAAAATTAAAAATCCTCAATGAAAATCGACATCTATACTATTCCTGGTTGCACTTACTGTGACAAGGTAAAGATCCTAATGAAACGTGCTAACCTAGAGTACAGTTCTTATGTGGTTGGGCAGGACATCCCGAGGGACACCATGATCAAGCAGTACCCCTTGGCAAAAGGGTATCCGTATGTTATTATAGATGGTGAACCAGTTGGAGGTCTTGCCCAAACAGCAAAGTATCTACTAGATCATGGTGTTGTTATCCCTCGTAAGAAAAATGGATGATCTCCAGATAAATAAAGGTGTGGAGTTAATGCTTCGTAGGAGGGCGAAAGCACCCCCGCCGCCGAGTGAGCGGGGAATCAAGATCAATCACAGTTTAGCTCTCCTAAAAAAAGTATTTCAATTTAAGATTGAATTTACCTGGAGGGAGGAGAGCACTACCTAACAGGAGAAGAGCCATGACGACTGCAGTAATCCTAACCTTTTCGACAATCCTAATGTTTCTGTTTGGAATTGTCGGCGGTCTAATCGGATGGACAGCAAACGATTTTCTTTATGCTTACATGAATACACGATCAAATCTTCCACAACATCCAGAAATGTATGATGATGAAGGTATGGTCGTCAACGAAGAACTCTTATCAGTACGTTTCGTAGACGAGGAGGATTCCGACGAGGATGGTTATTATTGATATGAATCAGGTTATGATTAGTAACCTGATGGCACAGATCAAACAAAGTGAATTGAATGAGAAACTGGTGAGACATATGGTGCTCACCAGTCTCCGTTCATACGAGAAACAATACGCCGAAGACTATGGTGAAGTTGTTTTAGCATACGATAGCAGACACTACTGGCGTAAGGACATCTTTCCTTTCTATAAAGCAAGTAGAAAGAAAGCAAGAGCAGAATCATCTCACAACTGGACAGCAATCTTTGAAGTCCTAAACAAAATTAGAGATGAGATTCGAGAATACTTTCCTTACAAGGTAGTAGAAGTCCACGGTGCCGAAGCAGATGATGTAATCTCTACATTGTGCAAGAACAAGGGACCGAAGGACAGGATTCTTATTTTATCTGGGGATAAGGATTTCATTCAATTGCAGAAATACCCAGGAGTAAGGCAGTACAATCCAATCACAAAGAGACCTGTGTCTCATGATGATCCTTGGCAATATATCAAGGAGCATGTGATGCGTGGGGACAAGTCAGATGGTATCCCTAACTTTCTATCTGATGATGATACGTTTGTTGTTGGTGTACGACAGAAACCTATCAGTCAAAAGAAAGTTGCCAAGTGGATCAACCAGGACCCAGCAGAGTTCTGTACTAGCACACAGCAACTGGCAAACTATCATCGCAATCAAAACTTGATTGACTTTGATTATGTTCCAGAAGAGATCGAGGAAAAAATTCTCGATGAATACAACTCCATAAATATCAGTGGAAAGAAAGTTCCCTTGGAATACTTCAAGGAACATCAACTGAATGATTTGTTGCAGGAATTCTTTTTTCGTAGTTCATCACCCTTTGATAAATGAAATTGTTAATCAATGAAGTGCTCCAGAAAGTGAGCAACGCGAAGACAAAACCAGAGAAGGTCAAACTTCTGAAGGAGTACAACACCAATGCACTTCGCTCGATTCTGATTGCAAACTTTGACGAGAGCATCGTCAGTCTGTTGCCACCAGGAGAGGTTCCCTACACCCCCAACGATGCCCCTGAAGGGACGGAGCACACAGTTCTGGAGAAAGAGTACCGCAAGCTCTATCTCTTCTTCAAGGGCGGTAGCAGCACCCTTAAGCAGTCCAAGCGAGAGGAACTGTTCATCCAAATGCTGGAGGGTTTGTCTGAAGGAGAAGCAGAGGTTCTGGTTCTGGTCAAAGACAAGAAACTTGGCAAGCGTTGGAAGATCACCAGGGCATGTGTGGAACAAGCGTTCCCCCAAATTCAGTGGGGGAGTCGCGCCTGATGGGGAAAGGAATTAAATACATCCACAAAGATTGTGACCCCACACTTTGTCAAGATCGTTCTCTACCATACACCGCATACATGGTAGAGTATTTGCAAGATGGTATGACCAAGTTTGATATTGTTACTGCCAGTAAGAGAGTAGACATCTTCGATCATTACTGGGACATGTATCGTAAAGACTTTGTTACAATGGTACAGACTGAAGGCAGAGCAAATCCCAAGCTGTGGGTGGATCCTAACGCACCAAAAGAGAAGAAATAATAAATGTAGCGGATGTTACAGTTGACATAAGATATATAGTAATGCTATACTATAGCAATCGTTCATCTTATGTTCAGCATCCTGCTGGCATTGACCCTTGCCCATCATGATGACGGCAACCCCTACGGGTGGCACATGTCGTGTGAAAGGTTCCTCCAACGTCGAGTGGAGATTCAATTAGATCCTCATCTTGATCTTCGATCGAAGATGAATATTATTGGATATCTCAAGACAAAGGTGGAAGGTCAATGCGACGGGTTGTATACATAGGACGCAAGTAAGTCGCGGAACGGAGCGTTCACCCCATGTTTGAATTACTTTTGTATTCATCGATGGCATGTCCAGATGCCGATGCTTTAATCCTTCGGATCCAAAAGCAAAAGCACCTGGAGTCAGAGGTTAGAATAGAACTGGTAGATACCGTTAAGGACTATGTACCAGAGTGTTTCGATGTTTGGGGCGCAAACGACTGAAGGAACGGGGCGACAATCCCATTCTTTTAGGAGACCTACAATGAACACCCTCACTCTCATCAAGAAGCAGATCCAGAAGGCAGCTGCACTGCACGATGCACAGATCACCGCTACCGCATATCGTGGTGTCGAGTATGATCAGCGTTGCGTAGAAAGCAAAGAAGCTCATGGTACATTCTGCTATCGTGGTCGCACCTACGTTAAGTGATCGTCATGCAAGCACTACAATTAGTTGGAGTAACATCCCTAGGTTGTGCAGCATTCATCGCATTACTTTACGGTGAGATCCTACTCCTGCAAAAACTGTAGGGGGAGAGATGCTGAAGATCAGACTTGAATATGATCTTCCAGACTATGACCCTGCCAAACACGATCCAGATAAAGTCTTTAGATTTTTGACTTATCGTGGTGTATCATATGCCAAGATGGTTTATCTAAAATCGCGAGGCAAGTCCAGCTGGAACGTGAAGCAATAAAACTCAATACGTTTGTGTGAAGGGAGGTCAAGTTACCTCTCTTTTTTTGTGCTAACACATCGATTATAGTAAAATCTGCTACCAAATTCTCTATATAGTACAGCATTACATGGAGGTGTGACATGAACCAAACCCCCTCTCTACATTATGTGTACAATCGACTTGGAGGTGGAAATGCATACACTACTGTCACGCAGTCAGTTGGATGAGTGGAGACATCTAGAAGAAACAATGGATGATCTAGCAATAGAGAACCAGAAACTAGATGACTACTACGAATGCCTGATTGAATGTGACGCGCTCAATCAAACAGAATGTAAGAGAATCTGCAGACGTATTCTTATGTAAGACTGGGGGGGTTGCAAACCCCCTTTTTTTATGCTACTATATAATTAAAGGGAGGTTTTATGGACAGAGAAAGACTCAAACTAATCCACAAGAATCTTAAATCTTTGCTTAACGCCCTGGAAGCAGAGATCTATTCAGACCCCGAAGCATACACCAGACAACCAGACGTGTCAGCTGCCTACGCTAGGTATGATGACGACGATGATGGCTATGCAGACTAACTAATCTATGATATAATATGAGGAAGCTATCAAAAGTCAGGCGACTAAAGAAAGCGATGAAAAACATCAACACAATGACTCCTGAAGAAATCAATTCGGGAGTCAGTGATTTATATGATGCAATGCTTGAAGAAGCACTAATTAAAAACGCACAAAAACAGAAAGGATTTGGGTATGACATCAGTGAATCTCGTAAGCGTAACTCCAGAAGCGGAGAAGACGATGGGGTACGTAGCGAGGGTGAGCAATCCAGCGAACCAGGAGAACCCGAAGGTAGCGGGACTCCTTAAGTATTGCGTACAGCATCAGCACTGGTCTGTCTTCGAGCAGGCATACATGACGCTTGAGATAAATACAACACGCGGTGTGGCAGCTCAAGTGCTGCGTCACCGTTCGTTCACATATCAAGAGTTTTCCCAACGCTATGCAGATTCATCTCTGCTAGGTGACACAATCCCACTACCTGAATTGCGTCGTCAGGATACAAAGAATCGACAGAACTCTATCGATGACATTGATCCTTTCACCAAGCAAGAGTTCCAGATCAAAATGCAACAGCACTTTGCCGCTGGTATGAAACTCTACAAAGAGATGCTCGATGCGTCAATCGCAAAGGAGTGTGCTCGTTTTGTACTCCCACTCGCCGTGCCCACAAAAATCTACATGACAGGATCATGTAGGTCATGGATCCATTACATTGATCTTCGCTCGGCACATGGTACACAGAAAGAACACATGGACATTGCAGAAGGCGCACGTAAAATCTTTATCGAACAATTCCCTACAGTATCTGAAGCACTTGGATGGTTATGAAACTACTTACACTTGAAGATTATGAAAAGGCAGGCGAAAACTTCTGGCCGAAGTATCGTTACGTTGCCACTGAACTTGGTTCAGATGCGAGAGCAGAAGATGTTCTCAAAGTTATGGAAGCAATCGGTGGGGTTGCTTTGAAGGTGGCACTAGAAGAGAAACTTACAGGACCATTTGGATTCAATAAAAAGGAGAAAGAAGATGCCGACGTATCCAGTAATTCATAAGGAGACTGGGGAGAAGAAAGAACTCTCCATGACAATGAAAGAGTATTGTGAATGGAAGGAAGCCAACCCCGAGTGGGATAAAGATTGGCAAGCAGGTGTCGCTGGTGTCGGTGAAGCTGGTCACTGGAAAAATAAGATGAGCAAGACTCATCCTGGATGGAACGACATCATGACTCGTGCATCTAAAGTCCCTGGTTCAACTATTGAGTGGTAAAATATGCCTAGAGCAAGAAAGCGTAATCAACCTGACATTAATGGTATGTCTACAAAACAAATGAAAAGGAAGAAACCAATTAATTCTTCCTACCTCCTCCCTATCGAACCTCTCACAGATAACCAACGGGTTATGTTTGAAGAGTATGGTAAGGGGCAAAACATCTATGCTTATGGGTGTGCTGGTACAGGTAAAACATTTGTTGCATTGTACCTTGCATTGCGCGATGTACTAGATGAGAACAGTCCATATGATAAAGTTTATATCGTTAGATCCCTGGTCGCAACGAGGGAGATCGGGTTTCTACCAGGAACCCATGAGGATAAAGCATCTCTGTATCAGATTCCTTACAAAAACATGGTGAAATACATGTTCGAGATGCCTGATGACAACAGCTTTGAGATGCTGTATGAAAATCTGAAGGCACAGGAAACTGTATCATTCTGGTCTACATCTTTCTTGCGTGGCACCACACTTGATAATGCTATTGTAATTATCGATGAGTGTCAGAATTTAAACTTCCACGAACTTGATTCAATCATGACACGCTGTGGTCAGGACACAAAGATCATGTTCTGTGGTGACGCTCGTCAGTCTGACTTGCAGAAGAGTAATGAACGCACAGGTATCGTTGACTTCCAACGTATCTTGCAGGACATGAGTGAGTTCTCTCTAGTTGAATACAACATTGAGGACATCGTTCGTTCTGGTCTAGTCAAATCTTATCTCATTAGCAAAATTAACCTGGGTCTTTAATGCATATCTTTAATCATGTGGGTGACATCTCGCCTATTGAAATGAACGCAGAGATGATTGATGGGAAGAGATACTATGTCACTCCTACAGGTGGGAAGTATCCTTCTATCACCACAGTGATTAGTAACAATGCAAAGAAGCAAGCAGGTCTTGCCAAGTGGAGAGCACGGGTAGGTAAAGATAAAGCGCAAGCGAAGACTACTCGTGCAGCAGGTAGAGGCACACGGTATCATAAACTAGTTGAGGACTTCATCAACAACGAACTTGATACCACGAAGTACAAGGACATGCCTCTACCATGGACGATGTTCCATTCTTCTCGTGAAATTCTTGAACGTATAAATAGGGTATACCTACAAGAGGCAGCATTATACTCTGACTATTTACAAATTGCAGGACGAGTGGACTGCATTGCAGAGTATGAAGGAGAACTTGCCATCATTGATTTCAAGACAGCAGAAGCACCAAAGAAGGAGCAATATCTTTACGACTATTTTGTACAAGAATGTGGCTACGCTTGTATGCTGCAGGAAGTATACGGTTTGTCGGTAAAGAAGTTGGTCACGATTGTTGCTTGTGAAAATGGTGACACTCAAGTGAAAGTGATGCCTCCTAAAAAAGAATATCTTATTAGGTTACAAGAGTACATCCGAGAATACCAGGAAAAATATGCTAGACAAACTGGAGGATAAATTTATGACCGCTGCGAAATTTTCGCAGGAAGTTGAGAAGATTGCCTTTGATAACTCAATGAACTACATTGATGCAATCGTTTTTTACTGTGAAACCCATGAGATCGAGATCGAATCGGTCCCCAAACTTATTAGCAAACCACTTAAGGAAAAACTTAAGTACGATGCACAGAAACTGAACTACATTAAGAAAACTAGTCGAGCAAAACTACTATTGGTATGAGTGATTTCTTTCAATCCGAGATGGTCCGAGGTGACCTACAAGAACTTGCCAAACTGCAAGAGTATTGCATGAAGGCAGCGATGACATTTCCTGCACTGTCTCCCGAGAGAAAGCTAGAATATTTCGATGTGTTACAGGAGATGATCGAGAAACAGAAAGTCTTTTATACTAGACTGAAGTTGTCCGATGATCCCGAGGCAACTGACATGGCAGAAAGCATTAAACAAGCTGCTGTCATGTTCGGAGCGTCTGAAAATGAGGACGCTGGTGTAGTGTTCGATGATCTGGTCGATAAGATCAAGGTCATGAGGGAAACACTACTGGCAGAAGGGTCTTGACCCTGCCTTCTGCCTGTGTTATAATTCGTTCGTGACAGGGGTCACACAAGCCACATCCAACATCCAAAACATCCATGTCTAATTTCGCAGAACTTAAGCGCAAGTCCCAGAGCAACTTTGATTTCCTTCAGAAGGAACTTCAGAAGTCCACCAATGCAAACAGCAGCGGCGACGAACGACTCTGGAAGCCCGCACTTGACGCTTCTGGCAACGGTTACGCAGTCATCCGTTTCCTGCCAGCTCCCGAGAACGAGTCTCTCCCCTGGGCAAAGCTCTACAACCACGCCTTCCAAGGTCCTGGTGGTTGGTTGATCGACAACTGCCCCACCACTAAAGGTGAGCAGTGCCCTGTCTGTGCCGCAAACAACAAACTGTGGAACAGCGGTGTCGAAAGCGACAAGGAGGTCGCCCGCCAACGCAAGCGTAAACTCTCCTACTACAGCAACATCTATGTTGTTCGTGACTCTGCTAACCCAGAGAACGAAGGCAAAGTGTTCCTGTACAAGTACGGCAAGAAGATCCATGACAAGATCCTTGCTGCAATGCAACCCGAGTTCGATGATGAGACCCCTGTCAATCCTTTTGATCTGTGGGAAGGTGCTAACTTCAAACTGAAGATCCGCACCGTTGCTGGTTACTGGAACTACGATGCTTCCGAGTTCGCTGCACCTACTGCATTGAGTGCAGACGATGACGAGATGGAACAACTCTGGAAGCAAGCACACAGTCTGGAAGCATTCACTGCTGCCGATCAATTCAAATCCTATGATGAGATCGAGAGCCGCATGGGTGCTGTGCTCGGCACCTCTCGCCCTGTCCAACAGGCACAGCAAGAGGAAGATGAGGATCCGATCCCTACCACTGGTGGGTTCAACGCTCCTGACATCACCCCGTCCGCACCTAGTGTCTCTACCAATGAGACCGACGACGACGATGCCCTCTCCTACTTTCAGAAACTCGCTGAAGAATGAGGTGGAACTATGAGAGGGTCTGCTTGACCCTCTTGGTTATCGCAACATATTATGCACTACTTTTCAAGTAGATACGGGGGGTCAAACCCCCGTTTTTTTGAGCTTATTTGAGATGTAGTCAGAAGATTTACCGTAGGCATTCTTGCCTCGGAACTCTTCGATAAATCTACTGATCAGATCGTTCCTTAATGTATAGATGGTTCTTCTGTTATCATTCTCTCTTTGCTCATGCTCGAAGGCAGTGATCGCTCTACTCACCGAGGATCCTGGGACTGATACTGTATTGGTGCCGTCGAAGTAAGTGAAAAAATCATTATAGAATTGACTAGAGACACGCAGACCTGGTTCTAGTACAGTTACGAATCTATCTACAGATGAGAGGTCAGTCTTGATCTTTTGATTGACTCTGATCTCCCGTGTTTCATAGTATAAGATTTCCGAATATGGATCATCATACTTTTCTTCAGCGTATTTTCTCAACACATTATCTGACATTGGCCAGTTAAATTGTGGATCGATAAGGTTGTTCACTAGAACAATGATCCAGTCATACTCTGCCTTGCCATGCATTCTGTATGCTACTTGATCTAGACGCTCACCATCCTCTACGGTAGTCTGATCGTACAGCAATGCAAAGTCAAACACATCAGGATTCAACTGAAATCTTCTGAAGAAATTCTTTGCTACGATGAAGTCTGAAGAAGTAAACGGATAGTTTACTGGCTTTGTATCGTATTGAATGTCTGGGATTGATCTGAAATACATTAGAAGCTTGCTCCTTCGCTAGCAATCTCTTGGGAGAAGATAAGTTTGAGTTCTTTGAATGTAATCTTGAGTTCGGTTGCAACTGGAGCACCACCCTTATACGCTGCCCAAGCACCATCAGGTGTGTGATTGATATCGACAGCAGTGATAGCACATGGTTTGTACTGTGTTATGTATTCATTTAGAGTTGCACCAGTCATGAAAGAAACTTGTACAATCTTTGGTAGAGTAATGAATCCTCCGTTGCCTGGTTTCTTGTCAGTGGGTGTGCCAGGTCCAATACCTCTACCAATAACCTCGCCTCCATAGGTAGGGAGCATTGCTCTCTTGAATGTTGTGCAGATTTGTCTGATCTGTTTGTTTTCGTACTCACTTCTTGCTTGCATCTTGAATCGCAAACTGAATCCTCTCATTGTACTAGACTGATACATCATCTCGGTGTTTGGATTCAAGATAGTTCCACTGACACCACCTATAGCATCATTCAACTCAATGTTTTGTCCTAAACCTTCATTGATGGCTTTAACTGCCATGTTATAACCAGCACCTTTTAGAGCACTAGTGAGTGTGTCTGCTGCTCTACCATAACTTCCGTTGTCAATAACACCACTAGAACCAATCGTCCTTAAGACTTCTACTGCAGCGTTGCTGAATGATTTGCCTGTCCAGTCTGCAGCATACTGTCCACCCAGATCTTCTGGCATGTACATGATAATATTTTTATAGTAATCACCGTTCGCTGGTTTCATATTTACAGGGTCTATGCTCTGTGAATATGCGGTATATTTTACACCTAGATTACTATTCGCTGTCGTTCCTTGAGTTCCTCTATTCCCTCCGCTTGGTTTAAATGGAGGTAAGTAGTCATAGAATCTGAAAGATACGTAGTCACTGTCTGATGTGATACCCAGTTCTGCAGGATACTTTAGTGCCATAGCATCGCCAACAACTGCCGCGGCTTGAGGGCGGATAACATTTGTACCTATAGATCCGAAGGGGTTATCAGTGTCTGGTATAATTGTTACAGGTGCTTGAGTAATTAGTGGATGGTTTGTACTAGCACCAGTTCGGAATGCATCAGTTGCATTTCCGTTGTCTACAATTGGTGCCTGATTTGTGTCGGGTGACACGATTAGACCTTGCTGACTTGCTTTTGTATTAAGGAAGTTAAGATCATCTTGGTCAGTTACTTCTACCCAAGATTTATTTCCTACGTCATCTTCATATTCCCTATAGTATTTTGGTGGAGAATTAACTCCACCATTAGCATTAAGGTCTTGTACTACACCGTACTTTGTAAACACAGCTTCTCCACCAACAGATGCTAAACCATCGCTGGGAGTTTGAATGTTGCCTAATGTTTGTACGTTTGCTGGCATTACGTTACCATTTCCTTGTCTGATTGTTTACCATAACCTTTAATGATACGTGTTGCTTTGATACGATCATTGTATTTTGTTTCAGTCTCTTTCCATACAAGTTCTCTATCGTATGGTAGTTTGCCTGTACCTCTAGTCATGATAAAGTCTTCGACAGGTAAGAAGATAGAAGTCTCCCACTCATCTATGGCAAGATCTAGGAACTTACTTTCGCAGTGATTATAAAGATATTTATGCACCAATGTGCGAGGGATGTCAATCAATCCTTTCTCTAGTCTTTGTATGATCTTGACTCGTCTCTTTGGTTTGATGTAGTGTAGGTTTGCTCCGTAGAATCCTTCACCATCTTGTTTGATAACATACACTAGCGGAAACCTGTCGTAGTAAGGCAACCACTTTGACATTGCTTTGTACTCAAAGAAGTATAGGTGACCCTCTCTTACTTTCATGCGAAGTAAGTTCTCATCCTGCACCTGGTCACGCGCATCTCTTTTCTCTTGACGGATTAGTTTTTCTGGTGTCTCTACGAAGGTTGATGCTAGTTGTTTTACTTTACCCTTGTACCACGAGAGAGACTTCTTCTCTCCACCTGTAGCATCACTAACCTTCTCGAAGATAGTGGTATAGTTATTGGTTCCGAATCCTTTAGTGCTTCTTCTTGCCATTGTTCTTTATCCCTAGGTGATCTTCGGTGAGGATGATAAATTTCATCTGCCTGTCCTCACAGAAGTCCTCCGCCGCTTCCCATTTGGCGCGATTCTTAAGGTAAGTTAGAACTTCTTTCTTCCAAGCAGCTGTCTTTCGTTTTGGTTTCTCATTCGGTTTTTGTGTCTGTTTCTTTGGTTTCACTTCGACAAGGTACTTCGCTACCACGCCAGCTTTTGATCTGACTTTGATGTAGAAGTCGGGATAGTATCTGTGGACTCTCCCATCAGTAGGACATCTGTAAGGAATGATTACTTCCTCACTACCCCACTCAATGATGCTTCCATTATGATCACAGAAGTCCATGAACTTACGCTCCCACAAACTGCGATAAATAATATTAGTGGGATTGCCCTTGTACTTCCGTGGGTAGGCTGGTTTATATTTTCCAGAGTAAGGCATAATGTTTCCGCACACCTTCCGTATCTATTTAGATGACTAGATCTATCAGTTCATTTATTAATACTATTGCTGCCAATGGCGGCATGTCAATGTCAAATAATTACGACGTTGAGTTTGATTTTTCTGGGATCAACACCTTGGATGTGGGAGAGGGTGAATCAGGTAAGACTACGGTGTTGCAAACATTATCGGAGTTGATTGAACCTTACAGTCCAGAGACCAGCACGTTTAAGTTACTCTGTGACGAGGCACAATTGCCTAACGTTCAGACTGCTACTGGACAAATGCAGGGTAGATACTTGGGTGAGAACCAGGTGTCATATCCTTACGCAAAGTTTTATACTGACCTATCGCTTGGGTGGATGTGTGATGCCAACATGACACCACTCAAGTTTCTCACCGCATGGCATACATTTATCTTTGGTTATGCTGGTGGTGTTAACCCTGCATTTGACAAGATTGTTAACGCGGGAAAGAATGTGCCTCTGGCGAAACTGAAGACCGAGCAACCATTGCCTCTTAACAGAGCGATTAGACTTAATTATCCAAAAACTTACCTAGCAAATTGTAGGATCACCAAGACAGAGAAGAGTTCCTTCGCACCCAATGGTCGCGGTAGTATGATGTACATCCTAGAGGACATCTATCCATACTCTATCGATGCGGTGCCCATGTCCTATGGCACATCCCAGGTCACCAAGGTCACCGCTAACTTCTACTACAGCAAGCACACTGTAGTATATAACGACGTGCGAAAGATGAACTGAAATTGGGATTCCGTTTACCTGAATTCCGAAAAATTTTTCCCGCCAAAAATTGACTCAAAAAGTCGCGCTAAATAAATACACGATTTGAATTAATCTTCATGGCATTACCCAAGATTGGAGTCCCTACTTACGAACTGAAGTTACCTTCGACTGGGAAGACTATTAAATACAGACCATTCCTAGTCAAAGAAGAGAAGGTTCTCCTGCTAGCGTTTGAGTCTGGAGTAGAGAAAGAAGTTGTTACTGCGGTAAAATCTATTCTAAAGAGTTGTATTCTCTCTAGACTTAAAGTAGATGACCTACCGTCATTTGATCTGGAGTATCTATTCCTCAAGATCAGGGGTGCTGCTGTGGGTGAAGACATTGAACTTACTGTCACCTGTACAGATGACAACGAAACTACTACAACTGCGAACATCAATATCGATGACGTGATTGTAGATAAACCAGAGGGTCATACCAATAAGATCATGCTGGACGAAGAGTCTGGTATTGTGATGAGGTATCCTAGTATGGATAGATTTATTGAGTCGCAGTTCTTGGATAAGAATGTGACTACTGATGAGGTATTCACATTCATCGCTGATCACATTGATCAGATCTTCCAAGGTGAGGATGTGTATGACTCTTCTACTACAAGTAAGAAAGAGTTCCGTGAGTTTGTGGAGAGTCTGACAACTAAACAGTTTGAGGCAATCCAAAAGTTCTATGAGACTATGCCACGCTTGACTCATACATTTACTGTGATCAATCCTAACACTGGTAACGAGTGTTCTTACACCATTGAGGGACTGCAATCTTTTTTCGCATAGCGGTCTTCCAAAATAGTTTGGAGGGCTATTACAAGACTAACTTTGCTATGATGCAGTACCATAAATATAGCTTGACAGAGATAGAAAACATGATGCCTTGGGAGCGTGAAGTATACACCTCCCTCTTGATTCAACACATTCAAGAAGAGAAGAAGAAACAAGAGGCAGCGAGGACATCAATGTGAACGAGGAAACTGACAATCAAATAGATCCGTCAGTCATTGATGACATGCCTGATAGTGTCAAGAGATCCTTGGCAGAGTTCATCAATAAGAAGGGTGGAAACATCCCCGTCCCCGAGAAGAAGGGTAGCACTGGTGTAACTAACACCAGAATTCTTCGCGTTCTTACTGGGTCCTTGCAGAAAGTACAAGGACAACTTACTACAATCGACAACAGATTAGCGCAGCAGAATGCGCTGATCCAATCCAATCTCAAACTGACTGGTGGACTGTTGAATGCTATTGAAGCACAAGACAGTCTACTTGCCTCAAAGATTGATGCATTGACTGATGCTTACGAGGCACAGAATGAACTCCTAGCAAAGCAGGCAGACCTCGCTGAAGATAGAAGACAAGAGGCAGCATTAGAGAGACAGATTGATAATAATTTTGTCGAACTTCCACAGTCTACTGGAGGGAGTAGAGTAGTTAGTCCTGCACTAAAGGCAATACGAAGGACATTACAAAGACTTTCGAGAGTAATCTCTGGTGTTGTTGCACCTAAACTAGGTCTTGGTGCTAAAGGTCTTGCTAGATTTGGAAAGAAAGCAGTAATTAATGCTCTTGGTAAGAAACTTTATAAACAGATAGCAGGATTTGCTATCAAGAGTGGTGCAGTTGGTTTTGGTAGATCTATAGGTACTAAACTTGGAACCAAGTATGGTGGTAGACTTACTGGTGCTGTGTTCAGAGCAACCAGAGGAGTGTTGCCTTTATTTGTTAAAGGTGTTGGTCTGATTGACCAGATTGGAACCAAGAGAGCAGCGTCGTGGTTTGTTAAGGGCACACAAACTTTAACTGCTGCTCAACTTGCTAAAAAAGCACTTGCCCCTTCATATATTAAGAAGGCTGCGGGAAAGAGAGCAACATCTACTGTCACCAAGGAGCAAACTAAAAGGGCAATCGCCAAAGGTGCGACATATAGTAGTCGTAATCGTGTCGGTAAGGTGATGGGTAAGGGTGCTGCTAGTTTGGCATCAGAATCTATTGCTAGAATGACAGGAAAAGCTTTACCAAAGGTTGGTAGGAAAGCGGTTAGAGCAGTTGGTGGGCAAGCGAGCGCCAATCTTATGAACAAAGCTGTCATCGAAGGTGGTGGCAATGTTCTTCAGCGTGCTTTGATGAGTAAACCTGTTCGTAATGCATTGTCAAAGAAACTTGGTCAAGAAGCAGCAGAAAAATTGACTACTAAAATGGCAAGTAAATTGGTGCCAGGTGTTGGTACTATCTACGGTGCTGTTGAGGGTCTTGCTCGTGGTTTGATGGGTGACTGGAAAGGTATGTTCTTATCATTTGGTGGCGCAATACCTGCTGCTGGTGTTGGTTTTGCTATGCTTGATTTGTTCAGGGAGATTGACATCCCAGCATACGAGAGGCACATTGAACCGAACTTCCCCATGCCTAGTGATGAAAACTTCACTGCATTCTTCATGGATGCTCTAGGTATTGGACCTGATCAGTATGAAACTGGTGGTGCTACAAAACCTGGCACTGCAATCTTGCATGGAACAGAACTAATTACACATAAGAATGCTGACCCAGCAACAGCACTCTACTCTCCTATTATCTCTGGCATTTTAGGATCTACAACAGCATACATGCGCCAGGCAGGACCATCTGCATCTTACATCGCACCACTATACAATAGAGAAGCGGGTAAACTATCCAGACAGTTTGGCATCACTCATGTCAATGCTGTCAGTGGTGCTGGTGGATCTTTTGTTGGTATGGGATCGCGCATGGATCAGTATGAGAAGAAAGCAGAGGCGGAGAAACCATATTATGGTCCTGCTGGTGGTCCCGAGGGAGAGGATGGAGAACCACAGGCAAACAAGGAAGGTATGCTGGGTATGATTGCTAGGTTCTTTGGGTTTCCTATGAGGTCAGGTGAGGATGTAAACTCTGACTTCACCAACCTAGGAGCTATGGATTCTAGAGATGGTCTTTCGGATGGAGATCCTACTGGTGGTAGCAAGACTGCTGGTGACTTGGGAACGCATCTAAAAGGATTGAGGAATACTTTGCCTGTTACTGGACAGATTCATAGGCATCCAGATCATCCACCTTGGTCGCAGAATAGTGGACATCGTGCCATGTCCATGCACTATAGTGGCAGAGCACTAGACATTGGCGGTTACTCTCCTTCTACTCCACAGAATGGTGACTACCCAGGTGCATCGGGTGCTGATGAGCAGGCACCTGTCATTCGTGAGATTATTAAGTGGAACAAGTCAAAGGGTGTGTCTCCAGTGGAACTAGTGCATGGATCACCTGCTTACAGAGGCACTGGATCTTATCGTGAGTATCCAGACTCACACCATCATCATGTTCACATTGCATACAAGAATGGTGGTCTAACGTATGATAAACCACACGTTGCACTGATGGGTGAGGAAGGTGAAGAGATTGTCATTCCACATGCACAATCTACAGGTGTAGCGAGAGATCACTTGCTTGCTGTTGCTGATGCACAGACCCAGAAAGAAGTTGTCTCTGCATATGCAAAGTTTACTCCTGATATTCTCATGTATGATGAGGAGGAAGAGCAGCAACAAACTACATTTATTATTAACATGACTCAACCAGTGGTGAATGCTGGTGGTGGTGAGGAGTCAATGCAAAGCATTGCTACTGGTGGTAGGATGCATGGCGCATCTAGATCCTTGATTTTGCAATCGTTGTACTAAATATCAAGGGGGATCGTAACTAATGGCAGCATTTACCGAAGCGTATCAGAGTACAGATGGTGGAAAGAATCACATTGGTGATGCCATCAGTATGGTCATGGCTGCCAGAAGAATGGCGGAACGCGAGCGTGAAAATGCAGAAGAATTAGCAGAAAGAAATCAAACATCTTTAGAAGAAGCAGGTATTGAAAAGGGACACTTCTTTAAGGCAGCATTGTTTCATACCTTCGGTGGTGACTGGGTTGAGGACAAGAAAGAAGCGTTCAAAAATTTAAAAGATAGAACTAAACTACTAAAGAATCCAAGGAAAAACTTTTTTACTTTTCTAGATTTTAAGGGGAAGAAGAGGAGTAGCACACAGAGATTCCGTGATGCTTTGGGTCTCAATGACATCATGATTGATGATCCAGCACTCCGTCCTCGTTCAGCATATCCTAGGCAGCAACCCAGTTCTACAGAGAAGGTAGCGCAAGCAGCATCTGGTTCAAAGCAGAGAATATCTAGAGAAGATATCTTGTCTGCTGTGTCAGACATTGCCAAGTCTCTACAAAAGACTGCTAGTTCTATCAACAGACAAGCGCAAGAAAATACTGCACTTGCTACTAGTATTTCTGGAATGAGAACCGATGTTGTCTCCCAGATTAGTGAGAGAACAGATAGCATTGAGGGTAAACTTGATAAGTTAATTGCTGCTGTCAATCAGCAGACTGCAACACTTAAATCTAGCGAGGAGAAGCAGAAGAATATCAGGCAGGAAGCACGTCTAGAGAAACAGGCTGATACTGACTTCAATGAGATAGCTGACGATACTTCTACTGTTAAAGATGAAAGTCAGACGATAGGTGCTACAGATCAGCAGAACATAGAGTTCCAGATGCAGCAGATGTATAACATGCAGCAGGATAACAATCCACAGCTGGAGCAAGGTGGTATAGTATCTGGTCCTGATAGTGGATATGAAGTCACACTACATGGTGATGAGATGGTTGTGCCTCTTGATAATAATTACACTCAAGGAGAACCGAGTGCTGTTGATGGTGTAACTAGACCCACACCACAGTATGAAATGGGGTCGCTGAAACAACCAGACATAACTCCACCGAAGTATGAACGTGGAAATATGGGTATTACGCCACTCAAAATTCCTAAATACTCGGACAAACCCAGGACAGCTGGGTTACAATCGAGTCCTGAAATGAATAAAGCATTGGTTACGGCAATGTCATTGCCTATGATGGTGAGTGGTGGTCATGTTCTGTCTGCTACACAACAGTATCAACAAGAGATTGGTGGCAGAGACCCTAGATTGCAGGCAGCAATCACAGCACAAGCAAGACCTGTAGCAGATATCTATGGGTTGCCTGCTACACTGGCATCAGCACCACCTTCTGCACCACCCCCTATTCCTGCGGAGAAGACAGGAAGCAGTCTGTTGAAAGATCTGCAGAATGTTATCAACCAAGGTAGAAGAGCTCCACAGGATACTGGTGGCGGCGGCGCTGCTCCCATCGCATCACCAGTAGGTGATGGAGTAGAGGGTGACTATAATGAGCAAGGTAGTGCTGACTTCGCACAGTTCCTTGGTGCTAAAGAGTCTGGCAACAGTTACACTAAACTGGTTGGTGGTAGAGAAGACACCAGCATCATGGAGAAGACAGTCAACCAACTAAACAATGAGTTTGGTGGACAGTTTGCTATGGGCAGGTATCAGATTCAAATGAGAACTGCTAGAGAAGTTTTGAGAAATAATGGACAGGATCCTGATTCGTTTGTCTTCAATAAAGAGGGGCAGGATCAAATCTATCACATGTTATTGGTGCGTCGTGGACTGAACGAATACTTGGCTGGTGAGATTAGTGATGAAAAGTTTGCGCGTAATCTTTCCATGGAGTGGGCAGCACTGCCTGCTGACGCTGGTGGTCGCAGTTACTATGCTGGAGTTGGAAATAATAAGGCACACCTATCTTGGGATGATACACTGAAGCATGTTAGGGCTATGAAAGCCAAGGTGCAGCAGAATGATCCAGCAACGATCACTGAAACTGGTGCAGCGAACCTTGCCGAGTTCATTAGCAAGTCTAAATCAGGTGACCGCAGTACATTTAGTATTGATGAACTGGGTCTTACCTATCAGAGAGGTAGAAGATTCTTCGGTCTTGGACCACCTATCGATAGACTGATTGATCAGGAGACTAACACCACCATCTTCACTGGTACACCTACTGTTGTGCAGAATGAGATCCAGAGAAGATTAAAGAAGAAGAAACTGCTTCCTGCTAATGGTCCCCAGGCAATCAATCCTCCTGCCTCACAACCAGTAGAGACTATGACTGCTATGAAACCTGATAAACCTATTAGAAACTCACAGGGTCAGATCATCGCTCTAAATACTCCAGCGGGGCAAGAGCAGTCGCGTGAAACATCCGCGCCTCCTACTACACAGAACACTGCTATCTCACCTGGTAGATCATCTGGTCTAGAGGCATACTATAATCCTAATCCTGTTGCATAATGTCCGAGTTATCATACGCTGCTGACTTACAACTAGAAGAATGTATTATTACTTCAGTTGATGGTGACAAGCAAAACATTACCGATCTAGTCGTCAGGTTTGATTACTTCGAGAACATTAGTCTCCCAACATTCGAGGCAAACTTGGAGTTGGTTGACACTGGTGCCAACTTGATTTCATCTCTACCTATTCAGGGGTATGAGGATATCAAGATTACTATGGTACAAATTGGTGACGATGATGGTAAACTGAAGCAGGTATATAACTTCAAGGTCTTTAGAATCCACAGTAGATTCTCTGGTGATAGATTCCAGAAGTATTCTCTTGGGTTGATCTCTGCAGAAGCATTGCTAAATGAATCCAAGAGAGTTGGTACTATACTTACTGGAAAGGGAGATGGTATCGTCAGAAAATTATTGACAGAAGAACTTGGTGTTGCTGGTGACAGGATTAAAACAGATCCTGCAATGTTTAAGGTTAGATTCTTTCCTGGTAAGAAGACTCCTTTCTCTATCATCGAGTCGATGAGGATGAAGACTGTTGCTGAAGACAGTAAGGTAAACAACTCAAGCAACAGTGTCACGGGTGAGTTTGCAAAGTCAACTGGTAGTGCAGGATATTATTTCTATCAGAACGTAGACGGATACTACTTTAATTCTATTGATAGATTGAATTCTATCGATAAGAATCCTCCAGTAGAAATATTCACGCAAGAGACTGATGCTGTCGCTGGTGCGTCAAAGCAGCAAAAGATTTTAAGCATTGACTTCCAGCAAGAGATTGACATCCTTACCAAGTTGAGGATGGGTACGTTCTCTAATGTCATCTGTTTCTACAACTACAGCACAGGTGCATACGAGGAGTACAACTATAAACTACAGGATTCTTTCGATGACATGGAGCATCTTGGATCACAGTCAGGTCTTGCTAAAGGACAAGCAGATCTAGCGGCTACTCCAAGTAGAATCATGTCTGTGTTGATTGACCATGAGACCTGGTTTGATGGTGTCGAGGTAGCATCACCAGAGAAACCAGACGGTGGTAAACAAAACACTGCCGAGTTTCCTGACTGGCAGAAGAATTATGTTGCACAGAGCATCGCTAGACTTGAGTCGCAGAACAATCAGCAGGTATTGATCACAGTTCCTATCAGACTTGACTTGAGAGTTGGTTCTACTGTTGAGATAAGAATACCTAACCAGATTCCAACACAAGATAGACAACCAGACCTATATGATCCAGAGCACAGTGGTGTTTACTTGGTTGCTAAACTTAATCACGCATGTGAAACAAAAGCAAGAAGAGCAAACACATACTTGACTCTAGTTAGAGACTCCTACGGTAGACCTAACGAAGAGTCGAATACCACAACTAAATAAAAATAAACCTTATTGGTATGGATCCAGTATTATCGTCATTATTACAGACAAACTCAATAGGTTCTGATGGTTTCAACTGGTGGATTGGACAGGTTGAGACGGGGAGAGAGAGTGACCCCAAGAAGTCTGGTAGATATCGTGTGCGTATCGTTGGTGTACACCTAAAGGAGGGACAGCAGACACCAACAGAGCAACTGCCTTGGGCAAACGTAGTCATGCCTGTGACTACACCATTCAGTGATGGTAAGTCAAGTGCTACTGCAGAACTTCGTGCAGGCAACTGGGTCATTGGTTTCTTCCTTGATAATGACAAGCAGAAGCCTGTCATCATGGGATCTATTGGTCACACTAAATCATCTACTGTTGTTGTCAATCAGGACAGTCAAGGTGGTGGCGATGGTCCCCGAGGACTGGAGAGGCAACGTGCTGCTGATGTTATCCCACAGATAGATAGGTCTCAAGATAGCACCAACGGAACCGACCCCGAGACTGGTGCTAACATAGATGGTGGTGAACCAGCTGCTGCTCGTTCTAACGAGGAGAAGGGTGCTCCTGCTATCATTGCTGCTCTACGTGCAAAGCATAGCGAGACTAATCCTATTGGATCGCAGAACTGTGTTACTATTGCTAACCCGAAGTGTGGTACGGAGAGCAACTTCGGTAAGCAGATGCAGAACATCATTGGTGAGATGCTCGCTGCTAATCAACAGTCTGGTGGTCAGTTAGGTAACTTCTATGTCAGTAAGGTTAATGGTTTCTTGTATGACAAGGTAGCGATTGCTAGACATCATATCGGTAGAGTCACTAGACTTGTCCGTAGCTTGTTAGGTCGCACCCAGTCTGAAATCATTAGGAATCTACGTCAGGGTATTCAAGATCTAATCAACGGTCTGTTAGGTATTGAAGTATTCAAACAACAGAAAGAGAAAGTACCCAAAGATGTAGAGCAGGACCACAAATCTGTTGGTAAGAAAGGTCGTTTGCTTGATGGAATTCAGAAGGTACTAGAGCAGATCCTAAAGGCACTCGGTTGTTCCATCGAGAATATCACCGATAGAATTGCAGCGTTCCTGACGAACTTGCTGTTCAATTTTATCATGGATGTCTTCTCTCCAGCAGCATGTGCAGTCATTAACTTGGTAGAAGGTATCATCAATAAGATCCTAGAACTTATTGAAGGTTTGATAAGTAGTATACTTGGACCTTTACAGAGTATATTATCAATCATAGCATCACCGTTAAACATGATTGGTGGTGCCATCTCAAAGGTCATGTCATTCCTAGGCATCTCTTGTAGTGGTCCTGATAGTAACTGTCCAAAGGAAACTGTTAAGTGTACTGATTGCTCCAAGGATGAAGACGATGATGACTGGTTGGACAAAATGCTCGATGATATCGAAGCGGGTGATACTGGTGAGAGATTCTACTGTGAAGAGAGTCAAGACTACCTAGATCCTAAAGGAACTAGAGTTATTTTTGTTGGTGGTGTCCCAGCAGAACCAATCCCAGAACCACCTGGTCCACCAAAACCACCTGGTCCTGGTAGACCCGACACACCAGAGTTTGATCGTCCTGTGATTCCTGATGACGATCCTGATGACGATCCTGATGATGATATCTTCCCAGATGATGATGACATCCCAGATGATATCTTTGGTGGTCCTGATGATGACGATGATGACGATGACATCTCACTGCCTGTCACCTTTGATGGCAGCAAGGTTTACTCTGTCATTGGTGATCCGACCATCGTTGCTGGTGGTGACACCGTAACGTTCACGGTCAACACTTCTAACGTAGCACATGGTGCTGTCTTGACTTATGAGTTGACTGGTGATATAGTAGAAGAGTACATAGATGATGCTAATCCATCTCTCACAGGAACTGTTACGGTATCTGAATATGAAACTTTAACAGAAGAATTCCTTGACGAGGAAGGAGATCTACAAACAATCTCTATCCCACGTTGTAGAGGCACGATTACTCTTACTATGCAAGAAGAGATTGAGTTGGGTCGGATTCAAACATTCAGACTCACTCTGTTTGATCCAGGAAACACCGAACTTGCTGACGCAAATTTTGATACAGGTTCCTTTGCTGACACAGATATTGCAGCAGACTATGAGGAATCTCTGTTCCCTGATTCGCCACTTGATCCTGAATTAGGAGTTGAATCTAGCATCTCTGTTACCACTGACAAACCTGCTTACATAGAGGGTGAAGACATCATCTTCTCTATCACAAGTGTGAATGTCGATGACAACACAGAGTTTGATTGGGTTATTCTAGGTGATGTTGACGCTAATGATTTTGTTGGTGGTACAATCACTGGTAAATTCAAGATCAAGGATAACCAAGCAAGAGTTATTGTTGGTATCTTGGAAGATGAAAGAATAGAACCTGCAGAGAACTTGACGTTCCGAATTATGGGAACATCTGCATCAGCTTCTGCAACCATCTTTGCTAGTGGTGGGTTTGAGGATCTAGATGGTGATGGCGTCAATGACGATGACGAGAAGGATATTGTACCTGAATACGTTCCTAACAAACCAACGGCAGGTGATCCTATCACTGGTTCCGATGGATCTATTGTTAGCATCCCTATCAATGATACTGGTGAGTCATACTCCGAAGCACCTCAAGTTATCATCTCTGGAGAAGGGTATGGTGCTACTGCTATCGCTCTTCTTGACACCAACGGATTTGTGTCGGAGATCAGAGTTACTAGAGGTGGACTAGGATACAAACGTAACCTAGCAAAAGATAATGATGTACAATGCATCATCGATTCCTTTACTCTTATCTCTCCTGGTATCAGATATACGTCTGCTCCCGAAGTATACATAAATGGAGATCCAAATTTGGCAACTGCTATCATTGATGAAAGAGGATATGTTACGAGTGTCCAGATCAAGGACAGAACAAAGACATACAATGATAAGAAACCAGTCGTTAAACTGATTGGTGGTGGAGGATCTGGTGCTATTGTTCTACCAAACATGATCTGTCTCTCCTCCGAGGATCTCAACAGCAGAGGACTCGTTAAGATTGGAACTGGTCGTTATATTGATTGCCCATAATGTCTGATACTAAACCAAACGTCGATAAATCACACCAGGGTTCTACTTCAGGGCAACCTGCAGCAGAACCAGCTGGTGGTAGAAAAGCAAGCGTATCTGATGATGCATTTTGTAATGGCAAACCAACAGTACACTGGGTGTCTGATGGTTGGACCTGCATGAGTTGGAGGGGTGACGACGGACAACCAGGCGGTTACACGGTCACCAATGGTCAAAGTGCCATGTTCTTTGATGAGAACGGCAACATGACGTTCTCTACTGGTGTGCCAGGACAAGCAGGTTGTGGTGGCAAACTAATTCTGAATACAGGTGATCAAATCCAGAAAGCATCTGGAACTATTGCTATTCAAGCAACGGGTCCAAAGGATTCAGAGAGAGTTGGGTCTACTAGAACAGGAACTGGAAGCGCAACTAAAGAGGACCCTGCCTATTCTGTCATGGCAGAGGGAGGTGTTGCTATTGAAGCATCGGGAGATGATTGTGGCATCAAGGGAGACAACGTACTTATCCATGCTATCAAGACTCTAACACTCAAAGCAGGAGAAGTTGTTAACATTGAGGTTGGTGATGGTAGCGGCAAGTTTAATGTATTTGCAGGCGACATCACATTTGACGCAGAATTTTTAAATGAGAACATTGATGGTCGTAAGATCACCAAAGGAACTGGTGAGGTTGTAGTTGACCAGCAGATTAAACCTGGTGCTACTCATGTTATTAACACCTCTGGTGATGTTACACATAAGATCCAGGGAAGTTATGAGGTTGATGTTCAGGGTGGACGCCTTAATTTGAGGTCTTTGAAGAACGTCAACATTCAGTCAACTACTGGTGGTCTGGGCATCAAAGTTTTGCAGAAGTCAGTTGAAAAAATCTATGGTCCAAAGGAAGAGAAAATCTTTGGTCTCAAAGCAATTACTGACAAGAAACCACCTACACAGACCTATTCCTTGACTCTAGGTGTCAATAAGATGGGATTCCTCATGAAGTCTGGTGCTGCGTTTGCTATCACTGCTATGAAAGGTAACAGTGTTGTTACTAACAAGGTAGGCACCCTTGACATCATGAACCCAGCTGGTACACTAACCATCAAAGGTCTGTCGATCTTCCTCAACTGAAATTCGACTTTCGGTTACCAGAATTCCGAAAAAAATTCGCCACCAATTTTTTGTCCAAAAGGTCGAGTTGACAAAACGGCGACATTGCCCTATAATCGTTGTATGAATTCGCTTTATCATGCACTACAAACCATATTCACCAGAGTGGCATAGATATAGGTATTTGAAAGAAGCAATCGACAAGTACCTTGACGATTATGTCGATAACGACATTATCATGGATGACATTCTAAATATTGTGTGTGACCGTCAAGAAGCGGCACATGCAGAGTATCACAAACTCGAAGATTTAGAGCTAAAACTGCGCGAGTGATTTATGCTGTCAACTCAATATAGACTCCGACTGGAGTTTATCTGCAAGAAGATTGCAAATAAGGAAGAGGTAAAACTCGAAGATATGATTTGGGCAGAGAAACTCGCCAAGAGACATACTACTGCCCGAGATTGGTTAAACAAGGCACGAAGACAAGCTGCTCAAGATATCCAAGAGGGTAGCATGGACGATTTTATGAACAAAATGGGTTTAGGCGATCCTGACCCAAATAACTACAAAACTGGATTTGACGGTGCAGATGACATCAACGAATGGTTCGGACGAGACAAACCAGACGACTGGCGTCAGCGTGACTAATATGAATATCGCCAAAAATCTCCTAGAGAAGGTTGGCGAGTTATTAGACGCTGAAGTAAAATATATCGTCTGTTGCGACAAAAAAATTCAACACAAAAAAATCGTCATCGAATATGACCACAGCAGTAATCTACAGTAACGGCAGTCAAGAGTGTGAGCGCATGGGCATGTTGCTCCAAGATTTGAAGAATATCGACGAATATCTCGAATATCGTCTAGATAAGCACTTTACCCAGAATGCATTTCAGCAAGAATTTGGCGAAGATGCTACTTTTCCACAAATTGCCATTGGCGACAAGCATATCGGTGGAATGAAGGAAGCACTTCGTTATATGAGTGACAAAGGGATGTTTCTGTGATATAATACAGAGGTCCCAAGGGGCAGTGGTGGAATCGGTAGACACACCAGACTTAAAATCTGTTGAACGTAAAGTTCGTGCGAGTTCAAGTCTCGCTTGCCCTATTCCGCTACTAAATAAAATGTAGTGGAAATGTTATGGAATACACACTAACCCAAGCATATTGTTTCTACATGGGAAACGTAGTGCGGATGTATTTCATTCAAGGTATACCATATACCTTTGACGAACTTCCGCTGATTGTCCAAGATCATCCAGCGATTCAAACAGAAGCGTTGGAAGGACGAGACTGGGATGATGAAGAACTCTATAAATGGTCTTCATATCTCATGGCGGAGGAATGTCATCCATGTATGTTTGAACTCACTGTTGACAATCCAGAGCTATTACCTAAAGATGATTGATAAATTTATAGAATGGTTTGAGGGAACGTGGGAGAACAAAGTTCAGGCATTTTCCAACCCCTCTAGGTTCGCTATGGTGCGCCTAACTCATCATAAAGTCCCTGGCACGGATTCTATGTTTTATGGTGAGCAGGCGTACAATTACAAACTACATGCGCCATATAGGCAGTTTATTGTAGAAGCCGTTGAAGACCCTAACGGGCAGATTAGAGTCCTTAATTATGACTTTGAGAAATGGCGTTATTTGGGTGCTTTAAATTTAGATCAAATCAAATACGACAAGGGGTTGACACACAAGGCAAAGTGTGATACAATTATGACTTACGACCCAGATAAAAACCAATTTCATGGTGCTATCGACGGTTGTGAGTGTCTGGTTCCCTACAAGGCAGATCAAATGACCTATGTCAGAAATGAGGCAACTCTTGGCGTAGACTTTTATAATGTGGTTGATCGTGGATTCCTTGTAGGAACTACAGAACAAGTCTGGGGCGGACGCTTTGGGGAGTTTGAATTTACCAAGATGCCACTTTAGCTCAGCTGGATAGAGCAACGGTTTTGTAAACCGTAGGTCGTCGGTTCAAGTCCGACATGTGGCTCTTTGGGGGAGTACAAAAGATCTGCGTATAGAAGCAGTGCCCCCTTTTCGTCGGTGTGGCGGAATCGGTAGACGCGCTAGGTTTAGGTTCTAGTGTCTTATGACGTGGAGGTTCAAGTCCTCTCACCGACATTCAGGATAACATGGATTTTACTTTAGAAACTTACATCAGAGACATCTCTATTTGTGATGAAATCATTGATTTCTTTCACAACTCTAGGTTTGCTAAAATACATCGTTGTCCTGGCATTACATATGGTGGTCCTGACGAAGGTAAGAAATCTACTGATCTTACCATGTTTAACTCGGAATGGGAAAACCTTCCTGTTATAGCAAATTATGTCGAACAGTTGAGAGACTGTACTGACGAGTATGTTCGCAAGTTTCCTTATTGTAACGAATACGGTCCTTGGGGATTAGTCGAGGGATTCAATATCCAGTGGTATAAACCAGGTGAAGGTTTTTACAACTGGCATACAGAACGTTGTAATGCAATTCATCCATATAATGATAGGCATCTAGTTTGGATGACTTATCTTAATCATGTGGAAGAAGGTGGTGGAACCGAGTTCTATCATCAGAAACACACAGTTCAGGCAAGAAAGGGTAAAACCTTGATCTGGCCAGGTGATTGGACCTATACTCATAGGGGAGAAGTTGCTCCAAATGAGCATAAGTACATCATTACAGGTTGGTTTAACTATCATAAACCACTTGTACCTGCGGGGAATTAGCTCAGCTGGTAGAGCGCCTGCTTTGCAAGCAGGATGTCAGGAGTTCGAGTCTCCTATTCTCCATAACGGACTGGAATACATCCGTGCTCACGTCTCCGAGAGAAAAAAGAATCGGAATCCAACCCGCGTGGGAGAGAGGTGGGAACCCTCTTGGTGCCTCCCCTGCTGACGAGCAGGGGATATTCCCTTTCCTCTATAGCTCAATTAGGCAGAGCGGTTGACTGTTAATCAATAGGTTCCTGGTTCGAGTCCAGGTGGAGGAGTTGGCGATACTGCCAAACCAGAACCCTTCCGTGTGCTGTAAAACCTCCCTACAAGGGGAGGTTTTATTGTATAAATAATCCAGAAGAAATTGTCCAGCAGGATTGGGTTAATTATGCCTCTTACAAGACTTGATAACCTTTACTCAAGTA